AACTGAGATATGAAATCTTGAATAATAAAGCAGGGAAAACTGAAGATGGTGGGAACTGGGAATTTGTAGATGATCTAGAAAAATCACCACCACTACCAAACGAATAAAAAAACCCCCGGATGACAAGTCTGGGGGCGGTTCGCTTTGGCTCACGATCGAGTCACACCCGATCGCAAAGTAATGATTCAAGTCTAGCGAAATTACGGGGGGTCGATCGGGGCTTTGAGGACATCAGCCGGGAACCCATGAGTGAGGACGATCGCATCAATATCGTTTTGCTCGCTCTGAGTGATTGGTGCGTTGGCTGCTGATAGAGCTAATCTTAACCGTTGGAAAGCCCAGTTCAAATTACCAGTATTTCTGTTGAGGGCAAAGACATCGCTAGTGATCCGACTCATGCAAGCATTGACAGCCTGATCGGTTTCTCTCAGGATGTTAGCCCGTTGGTAAAGGGGATGGGATGCGATCGCCCCTATCAGTTCATCCCAATATGGCGGGGGGTTGTAGACGGCGATCGGATCTCCACTGACAACATTGAATTTTTGAATTGACTGCCCCGCTTTGTCTGGGGGGATGTCGATCTTTTTAATCCCCTCAGTAGCTAACTCTTCATCGGTTGGATTTTCTGGGGCATCTTCCCAGAGGGAATCTAGAGCTAAGGAACCAGCGTGATTACCATCCGAAATACGATAAAAAATAAAATCCATTATCCCCCCCATGTAATTACTATTCTGCCGTTACCGCCCGGCGCGCCAACGGATCCACCATTGCCAATCCCAGAAGCATAACTAGGATGCGTGTTATTTGCAGCCACGGATCCAGCCCCGGAGGTAGTAGAGGCTGCTGTAGTCCCGGAACCAGTGAAGGATGATCCACCACCCCCACCGCCAAGGTCGGATCCTCCTCCTCCGTAATAGCCACCCCCGCCACCAGCACCGCCGTGGCTTGTACTTGGGTTAATAGTGGTTACACCTGCGTTACCGCCAACATAAAGAGCCCCAGCTGTAGCGGTTCCGCCTTGTGCGTTTCCTGCTACCCCACCCACAGATTGAGTCCCGCCACCAGCACCATCCCCACCAACACCGCCAACACTACCACCACCAACACCCGCAACACCAAGAGCAAGCCCAACACCACCACCACCTGCGCCACTACCGCCACCTGCGCCAGCAGTAAATAATTCTGTCGCAGATCGCAGAATACAAGACCTTCCCCCTCCCGCTCCGAATCTGTACTCAGCACTTCTTCGACTTGCAAGCCCGCCTCCGCCAAAAGCACTGGCACTATTCCCAATACTGGCGGTAAGCGACTGTCCACCTTGACCAACTAGAATAGTTAAAGTTTCGCCGGGGGTAGTAGTGAAAGTGGCTTGGACAAATCCAGCACCACCACCAGCAAGATCACCACCACCACCACCACCAGCCCAGAGTAATGCAGTGGCGGAAGCGACCCCACCCGGAACTACCCATGTTTGGTTAGCTCCTGTGTAGATAAATGCAGCGTTACCAGTAGCAACAAAACCCCCGCCGGCGAATCCTACGTTTCGCCAGTTCCCTGCCGAATAGATTAGGTGACCTGTGAGATTTTGCCCTAGGGTAGCGTTGTGGGCATCGGTTCCTGTAGCAGAGATGGTAATAGTCCCAGATGTTTGGGCGTTAAAGAATGCTATAAACGTTCCTTCTGGGGGGGTTGCAGGCAGGGAGACTGTACAAGCTGATGTGAAGAAATGGTAACGATTGGGTAGTGCGGTAAATGATGCACCAACTACTGTTATTAATCGGGCGGTATCCTCTAGCGTGTAGCTGAATGCTGTACCGCCGGGGTTGACTCTGGCAAATTGTCCCCCGGCTGCGGCGATCGAGGGCCATATCCCCGCTAGGGCATTTGGGGAGATTGCGTTATTAATCTTGGCTTGGAGAGTAAAAGCGGTAATTGCTTTATTGGGGTCAGTCCCGGTGATCGATTCTCCACTACTAGCCAGAATAACCGTTCCTGATGTGCTGGTGGTCGCTGCACCAAGAGAGGGGATAGCGTTAATTTTGGCTTGGAGAGTAGATGACGTGATTGCTTTATTTGAATCAGTCCCGGCGATCGCCTCTCCATTATTGGCAAGAATCACTGTTCCTGATGTGGTGGTTGTTGCCCCGGTGGTAACGGATGTGGCGGTAGTGCTGACAGTTAAACCCGTCCTAACATCTATCCAGTTTGTACCATCCGAGATAACTAGAGAACCAGCACCGGCGTTGGCATTCGTGGCAAAAAACACCTTTCGCACATTAGCTGCGGCTGGGGGTAGGGATGCGATCGATAAGTTGGGAACTCTAAAACTGGTATTCGTCAAATCAAGCCCGGCTGCATCCAGAACGTCTTTTAAGAATCTAGTCCGGGCTGCAAGTTGGGTCGGTTGCAGATTAGAAATTCCTGATCCGCCCACCCCGGCATCAACTGGGTCGGTACGTTCAAGTTGATAAATGCCTACCGGGAATGTGCTGGTTTCAATGAGATTCGCCATATAAAATCCTAAAAGTTGGTTAAAACAAAATAATCAAACCACCGCCGTTAACTGAATGATCCAAGTCCCCCTGAGTGTGAGAGCGGCTGTTTTCTGCAAGATGTCTCTAGTTTTCCTTGCAAAAAGTAATCCGTTCTCGGTCATCAGCCCAAATTCCCGGATGTCTTTCCCGATCGCCTCCCCCGACCCTAGCTCCCAATTAATCTCTAACCGACCGTTACCCTCTTGAGCGATCGACTCTGGCAACTTCAGAAAGGGATTCGTAAGGGCGGTGGTGGTTGGCAAAGTCGGATCGCCATTAGTCCCAAATCCGATCGTGGCGATCGACCGCTCAAAAGTTATCCCCCGCAGTAGATCGGCGATCGTATTTAGTCCAGAGTTAACGACTAGATTTTGACTAACTTCTCTAAAAATCAGGGAACTACCTTGATAAATATCCAGATTGAAAACTCCTAAAATCCCGATCGACTGCGGCAGATACATTAAAAAACCTCAATAATTTTAAGGCTACTTAGAGCGGCGGTAGTTTTCCGCTTGATCAAGATCAGAAAATCAAAGGGTTTCGATCGCATCTTCGATAAATCCATCGTAGAAAAACCTGCCGTTATGCATCACGAACGGACGGGAATTGTAAATTTCTGCGCCATTATGCAAAAACCGCCCATCATAGACATTTGCTGCCATGGGGTCGTATAGAAGATTGTCGGTTAGGGATAGCTCCAAAACATCGGAAATATTTATGTTGGCTGCGGGGGTGGTGTTAAAGAAAATGTCTAGCAGGTGCGATCGGGCGTTCTTCCACTCCTCAATCAGTTTTGAAATTAACTCTATGTTTGCAGACGTTAATTCCTTGTCTCCGATATTTAGATCAACCTCAAAAGAATATGGCAAGCGGCTGCCCGAACCCAAACCATCATAATTAAACCGACCGTTATATAGGAATCCGAATTGATTCTCTCCGTAGGTTTGGGAACCGTTATGGTTAAACCGATCGTTGTAATCAAAGACTGAATCGACTAAACCCTGCCCATCATGGAATAGGTAATTATTTAATCCAAGAGGCACGATCGAACCATCATAATTAAATAGCCCATCATATCTAAAAACCCTAACCGGGTTCTCGATGACCACCGCCGCTAGAAATCCTACAGCCCTAAGCGATCGTTCGATGGAATAGGGAGTCCCGGCGTGTTTATGTAATTCGATCGCCAGCTTTAATAGTTCTCTTTTTTGGGATTCAGAATCAGCTAAGAGCCAACCCCTATAGCCCATCACGTTTAGCTCCTCTGCTAGATGGGGTAAAACAGAACTATGCACATTATCAAAATCCCAGACCTCTAAAACTCCGAGGTCGATCGCCTCTAGCTCTCCTAGAATCGATTGCAGAAAGGCTCGAAATCTCTCATCATTAATAGCCGGGGGGAGCGGAAAATTAACCATTCTGGACTCCGATCAGATTGATATTTATGGCAGTGCAATTAGCCCATTGAGAATTATCTAGAAGCTGATACCCCGGATCATTCAAAAGGACTGAATACACGCCGGGCAGGGATAGTACCGCCACGATCTGACTAGGGACGATATCTTGTCCTAGGTTCGATCGTAAAACTTGAACAAATTTCTGGGCTGCCAGATTTATTAATGGTTCGAGACTTGCTGCATCTGCCCCAGCTAAAAATGTAATTTCGGCATTGATAATAAAATTTGCCGGGGTTGGAGCTAGAACAGAAACATCATCTGTGAGGGGTCGGATGAGTTTGTTATTCAGAGCCTCGAAAACTTTCTGCAATGTTTCGTTACTGGGAATACCCGTGGCTGTCAGGACATATATAAATACCTTGCCATTGAAAGCTGGTGAGGTAACAGACACATCGATAATTGAAGGATCGGCGGTCATGGCGTGAAATCGATAAGCACCGATCGGCCCTGCAACCGAGAAAGAATTAGGAGCTAGTTTGATTCTGGTTCTTAATCGATCGTCGTTTTCGATATCAGCACCGCCGCTTGAAATGCTTAGGTTAGTCACGGTTTGGACAAATGCGATCGTGGCAGGAATTTTATTGATTTGGTTAATTGCAAAATTATTTCCTGCTAGTCCTGAAACTTTAGATTCAGCGATCGCCGTCCCAAATAATAGCCCCGCCGGGATTACCATATCTGCGATCGTGGCAAACTCGATAGGGGATCCGTCAATTCCTGCCCTAGTACCTGAAGGAATTAGTAGATCAAAACCAAGGACGTTAGTTAGATTGAATCGTAAAGTGGTACGAGCAAAAGCGGCGGGTAATCGAGAAACACCCAACCTCACCCCTAGATGATCTAATCGTGAGTCGGTGGAATAGTTCACCAGATTTTGCTCTCCAACTGATTGCACTTCGACCTTATGCAGCGTTAGCACATAGGCTAAAACATTTATAAATAGTTTTTCAGGTTGACCCGGTAACAATGGTTTTCCAGTAATTTGTTCCCACAGGCTTTCTAGTCTGGTTTCTATTACCTTGGGATCCGTGGCAATGAAAAACGGGCGGGGTAAGGTGGTGGTCATATATTTTAATTAAAAATTTATATTCGTTCGTGCTGAAAATTTAAGATTATTTTTTAAGCGCCACTCTGCCGTCATTGTTAGTTGGGATATTTCTGGATAGCTGACAAGGATATTATCTAAAACCACTCTTGGTTCCCATCTCCCGATCGCTTGGTAGCTTTCTCTGATTACATGGGGTCTGGCGGATGGGATTGGGTAGTCTAGATAGTCGGATAAATTAGAAGCAAAGTCTGGGCGGTGAATATCCTGCCGTCTGCGTGTGAGCAAAATTATTCTGATTGCTTGGTGAATATCATTTTCATCGATCACAATCTCGCCGATCGATCCCACTTTTTGCGACCACCATAAGGGCAAAATTCCCGACTGTTTTTGCAGTTTTTCACTCCACCAAGAATCCAAAACTTCTAAATCAGTCTGCATAAACATCCCCGCTGCCCGTGGCATTAGAACTTCCACAAGCGATCGAATCCCCAATTCTGGCTAACGCTCTATTATTTACAAAAACCGTAGGGCTGCCAGTGGCTTGGCTGCTTGCATGAGTTTCTGGAATCTCGATACAAGTATGGGCTGCCCATCCGTCTCCAACTCTGTGAGCGCCTAAACCATTTACAAAGACATCTGTAGAAGCGGATGAGTTTGCCCTTGAGGGCCAGCAGCCGTGTCCACTGCAAATGTCTGTAAGTCGGACTACACCGGGCATAATAAAAACCTCAATAATCTTTAGGCTACTGAGATCGGCGGTGGTTTTCCGCTTGATCAAGATCAGAAAATGGGATGCAACTAGAGAGTAGAGCCTCTATATCTTAAGGATGAGAGGATTAGGCGGTTTTGCTTGTTTTTGGCTCTTTCTTGATCTCCCGTCTTAGTAATGCAGTACTAACGGCAAAGGCTAAAAAGCCCTAAAATGGTTAAAAAAAGAGGGGATTAAATTATCTTAAGATATAGAGGGTTTACTGGTTATTCTTTAACGAACCTCAATATCTCTTTCCACTGCGATCGCAATCTGCCGTTCAGTAAAAGCAATACTATGCGACTTTCCTTTTTCGATCCTATGAATCATGATCCCGTCTTTGCTAGGGTTCTCAAGACTGGCGATCGCCCCTAAACCCTTCCAACAATCATCACTGTGGGTTGTAGCGAAAACTTGAATATTTAGGCGCTTAGAGGTTTCCCAGATTAGTTCCCACATCTCAGCCATGACACTAAAATGCAGTCCCTTATCAATTCCATCAACTAACAAAATCCTATTTTCTTGAGGAGTCTGGAGGCGGATAAATTCTAGGATCGATGTTTTGCCACTATTGTTTTTGCCAACTATCAAGTTAATTCTGCCAAGATGTTGCATCTCAAAGTTTTGGAAGCAACGGAAATCTTTGATTTTTAGTGACCTCAACATAATTTATTTACCTCGTACTGATTCCTAATTAGTCCATCTAGCCCGGTATCCCCTTGCATCGAGATGGCAAAGAAATGGGAATCTCTGATATTGTCCTAGTCCCCCAAGCCACCAAGGATCAAGCAACTCGTATATTTCTAACCCGGTCAACCCATTGCAATAGAAATCGATCGCATCCCCATTAAGATGGCGACTATTAGATACCCCCCCAGCGTTGGCATTTGACTTGGGGTCACGATACCAACTAGTGACCGTGAATGGTCGATCGATTAAATCTCTAGCCCTTTGGGCTAAAGTAGCGATCCTGACAATTCCCTCTAAAGTTTGCTGATCCGGGGGCCGCCTCGTACCTCCCTTAGTTGCCTCCCGCCAAGTAAAACTCCCCCCAATAATAATGGAAGCGTTTAACTCAATATTTTCTAAAGTCCAGATGGTTGAGACTTTCGAGGGTTGAGATGGAATCCCCAAACTTTGAGTCTTTATCAATTTATCCCATGTTTTTGGGCCCACTATCCCATCTACAGATAAGCCCATAGAGGTCTGAAATTGTTTAACGGCTGCTTCGGTTATCCCCTCAAAAAAGCCGTCAATTTCGGTGCTGTGTAGTAAATTTAATTTGACTAGTTCCTTTTGGAGTTTGACCACGGGTTCACCCCGCCAACCTTTGAATAAAAGAGGATTCATTTTTTATGCCTTTTAGTTTAATTATGGGTTCGATCGAATCATTCAAAATATAGCTAGTTCTTGTGCAAAAATTAAAGGATCAAGAACTTTGGGGAATAGAAAACTATGGATACATTTAAGAAAGAAACTCATCTTTATGGAGTACTGGGTATTGTCACCGGGCTAAGTTTTGAACAATGGGGATTAGAGAGTGTCAAGTCAGCAGTCGAAGCCATGACCGGGGAGACAGCCGATATATCTACGATCGCCCACGGGGTGAGGGTTTCTCTTTGCAAGGATGCACTCTTGGCAAAGTATCCAGTCCTTTGGCTTGCAATAAAAAATAACTACAGCCAAGAAATCGCAGATCAGATCGTGGCAAGTATGACTCCTCTGGTTTGTATTCCGGGAACTCAGATGGTCTTGGTTCCTCAGTTAAGGATTTAGATCAATTCGAGGAGCCTTGAGGGTGATCGTCCCGGTTGCTTCGATCGTGATATCGCCCTCTACTTTTATCTCCAACACATGGGTTTCCCGATCGTATTCGATCGAAGTCCCATCATCAAAATCGACCCGCCGCTTATTTAGGTTGCTGATCGCCGGGGTGTCTTTTGTGGAATAAACCGCACCGATCGCACACCCCATTTCTGAATTTTCATCAAGCAGGATTGCTAACTGCTCACCAATATCTGGTAAGAAATAGTCTTTATTCTTTAGGGTGTTGGAGACAATCAGCAAAAGCCACGGGGTAATAATGTTTCCCATGTCTGGCAACTGGCAGCGCACCATCATTTTATCCGGGTCTATCTCCGTGACAATCCCATATTTCCATTTACCGCCGCTAGGTTTAGATTTAGGTTTCTGTTGCATCTTCATTTCCTGTTGGTGTCGATTCCCGCCCGGCGATCGTGGCGGTTTCTGGATTGATTTTCCTAATCGTAGCTTTAGATTCCCATCCCCCATTCTTGGTTAAAGTTTGAGCTATCTCCATGGCTACATATTTCCCTGCAAACACCCCGAAACCATCAAGATCAAAAGTAGTGCCAGCCAAGAAATTATTAATTCCCTCGGTGGTCAGTGATCCTTCGATTTGGGTAGAGTTGGCTTTTTTGAGAGCGGCGGTAGCTTTTTCTACTGCTTGCTCTTGGTTCTCAACTTTCTCTGTAATCTTCAGGACATCCCCATCCGTAATGAAAGGATCATCAACTGTAAATTTTATCTCCTCTTTCTCAGTCCCTAGCTGGTAGGAAATTTCACAAGATTTATAAATCCCCTCCCTTTTATCTGTGAGCCGAAGCGTTTTAATTTCTTGGGAACTGAGAATAAAAGCCGGGGGTAGTTTTTCGATCGCCTCTTGAGTATTGAAGATTAACTGCCCGTTTTCAATCTTGACTAAATAATTATATTCCTTGGAAATTCTCACCAGAAATTCTAGATCGGTTTGATCGTCCTGCGTGGTTCGTTTGATCGTGATATCTTCAATTTCCCCTGTGAGGGTTAGCCCGTTTCTGGATGCAACGGATTCGGCGATCGCATTTAGAGATTGTTCCTCGTACGCTTCCGATCGTTTCTCTCTCAGGGATAAGGTGATAAATGTAGCCAACGCTCCGAGGCTAATAGTTGAGGGAGGGAATGAAAATTCAAACTGGTCTAATTCAAATAACCCACAATCTAGCGGCGGTTCTCCTACATAAAAAATACTAGCTTTCAGCACGGATCCCTTTTTGGGATACCAATCTTGTAACCAGTTCCCTTGGCTATCTTCTAGCTCTAAGGAGATGTCTGGCGATCGATCCGTGAGGACATCGGTATATGTGAAGGAAATCAAGTGGGGACTAATATCTGCGGTAATGTCAGTCCCTTCATAGGAAACGGATATCTGGGGGATTCTAATCATCTTCTCCAAGGTGGTAGATTTGCTGGTTTCTGGGGGATGACAGGGATGATGGGGATTCTCAGAATTTGTCCACTGGGGATATTTAGCTGCCCCAAGAAAACCGGATTCGCTTCCACAATGGGGACGTATCCATAGGGATTCCCGTAGTAAGTAAAAGCTAAACTATCCCATCGATCGCCCTCTATAGTTAGATGCTCAATAAATCTCATTCAACAACCGCTCCTGAATTTTGGATAAAGCCAGAGGTCGGGGCGCTCTCTGTGGTTTCAGTCCCGGCATATTCTTTGAGATTGACCGATACCTTGATCGCCATCAAACTAGCATCTGGTAGAAATTTAGTCACGGTTTGATCGATCGATAGAATCACCCAATTGTCTAGAAACTTTTCCCCAATAACTAAGGGCAGCGGATCGTCTGAATCAGCGGCGGTGGTGAGTGATTCATATTGTTCTTGGGGGTCGCACCAAGAAACATGGAAGTTAAAATCTAGGGTGAGCGATCGTAATTTCTCTCCAACTTTTTGCAGTGTGGGCTTCCCCAAAATTGTGGCATGCTCTGCATAGTTGTATTCAGCACCCAATGTCATCGAAGTGGGGGATGTGAGTAACTGGAATTCGATCGTCCCTAAAGTAGCAAAGGTAGGCATGAAACAAGCCTACCTAGAGCGGCGGTGGTTTTCCGCTTGATCAAGATCAGAAAATCGAGGGGTGCAACTTGTAAATCCCCTGCAAAAAAGAGAAGATTGAAACAAAGATATTAAGTGTTTTTGGCTCCCTTAAAATTCCCCTATGGACTGGTCACAATTATATAGAGAATTTATTGACAACCCGATCACTGGCGCCATGAGTGATTCCGAGCAGCTCATCTGGTTAAAGACTTTGTGCTTGGCTAGTCAATGCGAACCACAAGGGATGATTAGCATCAAGCCTCCTGCTATCTGCGAAAAAATAGGCATATCCCCAGAAACTTGGGAATATGCCTTGGACAAATTTAGGGCTAAGGGAATGATCGAATATTCGATCGAAGGCTTGAAGATTTGCAAATGGGAAATAACTGATCAGCCATCGGAAAAGGTAGATATCCAAGTTTCTGGGACAATCCAGATATCAACCCCGGACTGATTCGATCGCTTTTATCTTGGGGACTCGATATGGAGTCCTGAGTGCTTTTTCCATACTCCAACCAGCCCCGACCCGATTTCTTAAGGTCGATCGGGCTACTACGGAAAGAGGACTTCGGGCCCACTCCGATAATGTACGACTCACCCCAAAAGCCTCGTATCGAGGCACTGAAAGCGGCGGGGTAATTGGGGGGACGTATCGCCGATCGCGGTTGGTGATTGCATCCGTAAAATCCCAACCAGCCGTTACCCGCAGCCGGATCGTTGATTCTGAAAGTACACACCGGGGATCTTTGAGCCAGTGCTTAATGCATTTTTCTTCTCCAAACGCTCGATACTTGATCGGGTTTCTTTCTGAATGCCGACCCTTATGCCTTTTAGGACGTAGATCGATCGTCTCCTCAAAGGTAAGTCTTCCGTTACTACCGATCGACCATATCTGATGACTAATCCCTTTATCTTCAAGTTTTTCGGTTATGGCATTAACTTCGGTGGTAGGGAGTTCGATCGACATGGGTTTCTTTTTGGATAAAAACCCTGACTTAGTGGCAGAAATTAAAGCGTTTAGGTCGGGTTGAGTTGTGACCGAGATTAATGAATTAGCCATGATATCCCCCGGCTACAGCATCTAGATAATCGTTAATTTCCATTCCATGCGCTTTAGCAAACAACTTAAGAGTAGTGAACTTGGGGATTGCTTCTCCCTGCTCAATCCGGCTTACTTGTCTTTCAGACAGCCCTAAAACATCTGCCTGTCGCAATTTATGACTTTTGCGGATACGGGCGATCGCCTCCCCTAGAATTTGATTGTGAATTAATTTAAGAGCCTTAAATTTCTGTTCCCACTCTGTATCCGTGGCACACCTTAAAGCATCAAGATCAATATGGATATCCTCTGCTTGCCAATAAAGATAACTCCCATCATCAGCAACGATAAACTTACGCCAATTTTCTAGGGGAATTTGCTGCAAAGCTGGCAGAGATGAGAAAGGAATCTCAAACTTTTCCATGGCACAACTAAGCACGAATAAGCGATCGCCGACTACCGTTGCATCAGCTATCAATTGATCTTGTGCTGACATCCCCCAAGCATTAATTACTCTTTGGGGTAGTTCGGAGTTGGCATAAACAAAAGTGTTGTGCATGACTCGGAGATTTGCCCGATCGAACATTTGGGGCAGCCACTTTGGATCAATATCTTCTTTGATAAATAGTCCCCTTAACCGATGCTTTTGATTAGCATACCTAACAATATCAGCAACTTCGGGCAGTCCCGTAGCAGATGTTAATACAAACAGATTCAATGCTGATTCTATTAACCTTTGGACATCAGACAGGGGGAGAGTCTTAACTAATTTTGATGGTGGTAGGTGTAAAACCTCAACTAATTTTGAGGGTGCTAAGAATACGTCTTGACGATTTTGGACTAAAACGGTGATTTGATTACTGGTCATAATTTGCCTCCAAGATTCTTTGAGCTAGTAGCGGCGGGACTGAATTACCAATTATTGAGCAAGCCGTGTCACGGGCGATCGGGAATTGATACCAATTAGGGAATGATTGCCAACGGGCTAGGCAGCTTATATTTGTCTGGAGAATCTTAGCCCCTTTAATTACCCACTGTTCCCAATGCCCATCTTGCCCTAGGGCTTTAAGGGTTGGCACTGGACGATCGCTTAGAATTTGTCTTAGGGCTTGATCGCTCCTAGCGCCGTCTTTTTCGATAAGGCAAATTTTAGGTGGGGTTGCATAAGTATCGATTACAAAACTAGGCTTTTCCCGATCGACTGAATGAACCTCCTGATTCTCGCTGCCCCGGTTTATTCGGTTATGACTACTAACTAAGCAATCATGATCGACTCTAAATCGTTGCCACGGAGCCAGATCGGTTTCTTGAAGATTAGGGAGTAGATCGGCGATCGCATCGTACCAACTTACCCAGTTAGGCTTTGGGAATAGCCCCTGTTGTGGTGTTGGTTTCTGGTGAGTGGTTTCTGGGAACCGGGGTCGATCGCCCAGCTTGCCTAACAGGATTAATCTTTTTCTAGTTTGCGGGACTCCATAATCTGCTGAATTGAGAACCCTAAAAGCGGGGTTGTATCCCAGACTTTTTAAGGTTGTCAGGATCATTAGAAAAGATGCTGAGTTTTTATATCCCCTGACATTTTCCAGAGAGAAAGTTCTGGGCTTGATCTGTTTGATCGCCCGGCATACAGCAGACGCACAACCCAAATCAAACTCAGATTCAGCCGCTCCGGTTTTGGCCGTTGAGAAATTTTTGCACACGGGGCTAGCGTGTAAATGGTCGGCTGTTACTTCAGAGAAATCTTGAGCGCAGATATCCCCGACTACGATGTGGTTCCCAAAATTAACTCGATAAGCTGCCGAAGCTTTTGGGCAATTGTCGATCGCAAAGACTGGGGTGAGTCCGGCTGCTACTGCCCCGGCATCGAACCCGCCGCCGCCACTGAATAGGGTTGCAATTTTCACTAGTCCTCCTCAAAGGTTTGCTTCATTAGCCAAGTAGCCACGATCGCCGCTTGCTGGTCTGGGGTATTCATGGCGACTACTTGGGGGGATAGGATTACCTTGCCAGCCGAAATCATCTGTTTTGCAATTTCGAGAGCGGCGGGTTTGTACATCCCATATTTTCTGGGGTTGGCTTCGATCACCGTCTTGAGTTTTCCTAGTCCTTCTTTAAGCCATTTTTCTTGAGCTTGGTGCATCTTATTTATCCTGTTATTTTGATTCGTTGAAAAAGGTTTGAGAGAAAGCGATGATTTTTGAGAGTGGAGAACTTAGCAAACCAAGCCACTCTTGATCGATCGAATAGAGGTGTTCAATTCGATCGCAAATATCCATTTCATCAAAGATGCAAAATTTATACTCATCTTCATCCCGGAAATATTTAGCAG